CCCAGTTCTTTGATCAAAAAATATACTTTGTACTTCAAAAAATGTAGCAGTGACACCATGACCAGTATTTATGTCTAGGTATGAATCAAAATCTGCTGCACTTTCTAAAGCCATTACTTACTTCTTTTTTTTGGTTTTGATGTATCAGATTTTTTCAAACCGACACTTCTGTTGGATTCTTTTTTTGTTTCTTTTTTTGTATAAAGTTCTGCTTTTTTATAACCAATTAAAGTATTGCCTTCGTCAGTAGAAAGTTCTACGACATCACCTGCTTTAACAAATTTACTGTCAGCTAAAGTATCTGACAAAATTAAATATTTTTTCATATCATTCTCTTTTTTAGAAAGAGCAGAGGAGATTACCCCCTCTGCTTTTTCTGTAGTTAATACCATCTATTATGATGCTGCACAGAAAGACACTGCGTGTCTAACATTCACATCAAGAGATTGTAAAGCCACAACTCTTACAGTACCTGAAGTTGAATTGCTGTAAGGATCAACAACAATATCAAGACCAGAGAACATACCAACTAATAAGTCTTGCATGTTACCAAAGACATAATTGTTAGCAGTTAATTGGCTAGATACTACAACTGGGTAACCATTTATTTCACCATTTTGGTAAACAAATTGACCACTACCAGAATCTTTAGTTGTAGTTTTTAAAGTACCTGCGTTTGTTGGGTGTACTATGTAAACTAAGCCACCAAGTAAAGCATTGTCTACTGCAACAGCAGATTCCATGCTTACCATTTCAGCAAAAGTTGGTGCAGCAGCACTACTTAAAGAAACAGTATTAATACCTGTAGTATTAGTTATACCAGTTGGATTACCACTTGAACCAGAACCTTCTAAAGCTGCATTATCAATTGCAATAGCCATTGAACCAGCTAAGTCACTTCTGATTAAATTTTCAACATCTAAAGATGATTGAATCATTAATTGTCTAGTGACATCAGTGAAAGCACCTAGTGTTTTTGGTGACATAGTAACTGAACCGATAGTCATTTCTGACTCACCAGCAGCACCACCTTCTGAGCTAATAAAAGCAGCAGTAGCAGCAGCAGTTTTTTTAGGGATTTTTACATCACCAGAAAGACCATTAAGAATAGTAGCGTTTTGCATAACCGCACTAGAGTTTCTTAATACGTCTATAAAGTCACCTGCTCTAAAATCCTGACCAATCAAATTAGAATCGTCAGAAGCATTTAAGTCACGTTGTGACCAATTAGATAGAACTTCTGGTGGAAGCAACACACCTTGTGCTGTTTTACCATAAAGTTCACCAGCAGCTCTTGAACATTCAAATTCAAATGCAGCTTCTTCTTGTGCTTTACGATCAGTTGGATTAGCCATAGCGTTTATAGCTCTTAAAATACTAAATCTTTTAGTTTCTTTTTCGGTTAAACCGATTTCAGAAGGAGTTTCTAAAGGTTTGTCATTAGAAATATTTTCTAATAAGACTCCTCTAAATTCTTCTACTGATAAACCTTCAGAAATAGCTTCGTCAGCTAAATCTCTTTTGTTGTGTCTAGCAGCTAAATCAAGAATTTCTTTTGAATTTCTTTTGAATTCAGCTTTAGCTTCAACAACAGCATTAGACTTTACTTCATCAAGATTAATTTCTTGTTTTTCGTTTTCCATTTCTCTTACCTCGTTGTATGAAATAGTTTGTTTATCTTTAGAACGACCAACACCGACAAGTCTACTTTGATCTGCTGGAATACTAACCATAGAAACTTCCATAGGAGTAAAAGCAGCACGATAATAAGTTTCATCGTCTTTTTCTGTACGTTCCATTTTGTCGATACGATAGCCAAGACTCACGTTCATACGAATCCCATCTACCACGTCTTGAAAGACTTCTCGAGCAAGATTAGATTTACCAAATCTAACCAAAGCAGTTGTTCTTTTCTGCTTCTCATCAAGTCTAAATTCCTCGATTACACCAATCTGCTTAGTCATGTCGTGATCAAGTAGTAATGGTGCGGTTTTGCTTTGTATAAATGACATATTTATATCTTCAGCTTTATGAGAAAGAACTTCTTTACCAAAACTTCTTTCTACTGGTTCTTCAGAAGATACTCCCATTCTAACAGTGCGTTTTTCCTCATCAATATGATGTGATCTAGACAAAGTAACAGTTCTGTATTCAATTTTTTCATCAATTACATTTCTGTCTTTATCCTTATCTTCATCATCGTGATAAGGTCTTTCATCTTCTGTCATCTCCATTTCCATCTCTTCAGAATCATCCTCAACCTTTTTGAACTCAACAATCACCGAATTGTCAGTTTCAGAAACATTAAGGATATGTCTATCTTCTTTTTCTATATCCATAATTTTTTCCTCTTTATTTTTAGTTGATAAAGGATGTCTTTCAGGAAGCAAATCTTGATCATGTTTGCCACCCTGAAACCTTCCATTTCGCAATGCGAATAGGAAACTGTTTACTCTTGCATACGCCCATTGTTCAGCAGAACCTACGTTTGGTCTTACCGAAGCTGGATTAGTTTTGTAAGCACCAATTCCTCTTTCAAAGACTGCAAGTAATACTCTATATGTAGTTCTTTTAGAAGCTGCATTATTAACTTCTTCATTATGTTCTTTTACTTTTTCTCTCAAACCTTTTTCGACAGCATCTGAAACTTGTCTGTCTTGTTGTGCTTGACTTGCTGAACCAGATTCTTTACCTTCTCTATATTTTATAGCTTCTAAAACAACATCTTTCATTCTTTGTTCACCAAGAGTTCCTATAACACCCCATTTCATTTGTGCAATAACTCCTGCAATATTTGAAGGTCTAGCTTTTTTATCACCTGATTTAAATTGGCTGCCATCTTCAAAATGTCTTGCGACCCAAGCTTCTCTTTCTTTGATCCAAGACAGCACACCTGCTGTTTCTTCACCATTTCTAGCTTTTGTCCAAAGATTAAAAGCTTCATTTCCTCTAATGTTACCACCAGCTTTATAAATATCATTATCATTTTCTTTTACACCAGCAATAAAATCATAATCAAATTGTGGGTAATTGGAATTGCGTAAAGATATTTTTTTATCCTCACCTTTGGTTGGAAAATCTGTTAAATCGTGTTTACTCATCATCCCCACCCTGTATGTTAGGTTCTACTGGTAGTTTTGTCCCAAACGGTTGATAAGCTATTTCTATACCATATTGTTTTGCTAGTTCAACTTCTTTTTGATGTTGTTCAAATAGTTCTTCCGTATCTCTGCCATAAGCTGCAGATATATCTGAATAAGTCATCGTACCATTTTGCAAACCCAATACACTTGATTGCATTTCTTTTAAAGGGTCTATCCATTGAAAACTTCTAGGTATGTAATTTATTGATCTGGCAAACTTATCGTATTTTGCAATTGGTAGATTTATATAGCCACTTGAAATAGCCATTTCTAACCAAGACTTAAAAACTGGATCAATAAAATGTTCTATTACAAATTGTTGATAAATTTGAAACATGGAACGATCTTCTAAAGCACCTTGTCTTATTGAAGAATAATTTACACTTGTCAAATCATTAGACAAAGCATGGTATGAAATATTTAAACCAGAAGCAATTGATCTTAATACTGAGGTAGTAAAAGACTCAAAAGCTGAAGTAGGATGGTTTGGATCAAAAGCTTTGAAATCCATACCTGCTGGTAATTGTTCAAATGTACCTGCATTGGCATTACTGACTGGATTGTAAGTATCTTCCATTTCAGAATCACCAACGTATGAATCACCGTCTGGACTTACAAAGAAACCCATCTTTGATGCACCCACTCTAGCTGCAACTATCTCTGCTTCTAAATAACCATTAAGCATTTTTACATTGCTCATTACTTGAGCTATAAAAGAAACACCTCTAGTTTGTTCTGCTCTGGTTGGTATATAAGCGTGTATTATTTCTTCTGCTGGTACTCTTATGTAATCATTTTGATTGGCATAAACTTTGTCGTAAGGATGATTTCTATATAAATGATAAGCCACTGGTTTGTCATTGGCATCTACTTCTACTCCCATTTTTATTTTATTACCATTTTTGGCAACATCATTTTTCTTTTCGTCTAAATGATCTGCTTCTAAAAATTGTATTTGAAAGCCAAAAGGACTTCTGGGA